TCTGCTGACAACTTACTCCCTGATTGAAAATACGCAATGTTGTTCCAGTTTCTTTTATCTACATACTGTAGAGGATATGGCCCAGCAAGATTGTTTACAACAAAACGAGCTGAAAGAAGTGAGCGGTCAGTAGAATCAAAATCAATGTTTTCTGGAAGGTCTACATAGTTTCGCCCAGCAAGCATTTTCACAGGATGTTCAAACTGAGACAACCAAGGCATACGGACTCCGTACAGGCTTGTCTTAACGATGTTACGAGCGTCTTGTATTGCTGAAAGAACAAAGTCATTATTAATCTGGGTGTCACTATTTCGAATACCCATAGCAGATTTTACTGCTGCTGACATTGCTCCAACAGATTCTGAGTCGTAAGTGCTTACACTAAACGCATCAGATAGTGACGACGTGTCTCCTGTAATTGAGTTTCGCCATTGTAGTTTGTAAAAGTCAGTAGTTAGTCCTGCTGGATCAAAGATTATAGTAGTCCCTTGTGTTACTTGCAATACCTGAGTCAAAAGTGCTGAGTACGTTCCATCAACTGTTGAAGATTTATTTACAACAACTTGGTCGTAGTTTAGCTCTTGAGCAAGGTCTCCTCGAAGGTGAGCTTGAATAGTTGCAGCAACTGTTATAGTTGTGTCAGTATTTCCAGAAGCTGTTACAATCTCAGAGTTATCACTGTCGAGATTTGAAAGTAAAATAAGCTTTGCACCAGAAGTAAAATCATTAGCATTAGTTACCGGAATAGTTGTTACAGACGCAGCAATAGCTTCCGAAAGAAATGTTGCAGCACGAATATCGAGCTTGTTTTCAAACTCGAGAGTGTTACCGATATTATGTTTTATAAGGGCTTGTGGAAACATATGTTTTTATTAGAACATTAGTAAAAAGTTTGTATCGTTATTTAATTGTATCTCAAACGTCTCCATAAAGCCATCTGAGCCTGATCCAGAATATGCAAGAATTGCATGTTTTTCGTCGATTACAATAACAGAATTTCCAGCTCCAGAACTAGCACTATACTCAAGTTCGTACTCATTTGTAAGGTTTTCGTATGACCCATCAAATGATATAATCGCAAAATTAGAGGCTGAGGCAGGAAACCCAAAAACTCTATACGCTATCAAAAGGTGACTACTATCAATTTGCGACATAGATATGTTAGCCATTGATCCAGTATCAAACGCAAGTGAATCAATCTGAGTTATATTGTATGACCCATCAAGAGAAAATGTTTTTACTGTAATTCCTCCATTACTTTCGTAAGCATAAGCGTATGTAGTTGAATCAAGTTCTACAAACCACCCGTTTCTCCCTCTTGCTGTATCGTGTTCAAGACTGTCGACCTGAGTGATATTATATGATCCATCTAGTTCAAATGTTTTTATAAATCCATCAGAGTCAACTCCTGAATATGCAAAAAGATAATGTGTAGCATCAATCTGAATTATGGCTCCATTATCGAACATGGTTGCATCATTAACAATCTCATCAACTACTGAAATATTGTACGACCCATTAAGAGAAAATGTTTTTATATTTCCTCCAGAAGAATCTCTATATCCAAGAATAAAGTGTGTAGCATCAACTTTTGCCATTACTCCAAATGATGGAGTAGTCTCATGTCGTAAAACGTCAATTTCTGTAATGTTATACGAACCATTTATAGAGAAAGTCTTTACCCACCCACCAGTATTTGTACTGGCGGCACCATAGGAAAGAGCAAAGTGTGTTGCGTCAATCATAATCAATGAATTAATTTGTGCAAGGTCTGTTTCATGTTCGATATTATCAAGCTCGGTGACGTTATATGACCCATCAATCGAGAATGTTGCAATACGACCCGTGGTTCCACTACCAGTGTACGCAACGATAAAGTGCGTAGCGTCAATCATAACAAGAGACTGGTCTGACGAAAATGTTGTATCAAACTCTAAGCTATCTAATTGTGTAATATCAAACGCCATGATTAAGCTTCTTGAGCTGCTGCCACACAACCCCATTTACTTGTAACGGTGTCATAAATAAATCCTACGGTTAAGACTTTAGAAATAACTGTTGTAACTGGTAAGTCTTTTCCTTTTGCCTCGAAGTCAGCACCCCATGCGATTGCTCGTGCTGTACCATTGTCCTTGATACGGATTGTTAGTTTTTGAAAGTTTAGTGGTGTTCCTGTAAGGTTGGTAGTGAACGACGTGATATCTAACGCAAGTGCTGTAACGCTGTGAGCATCCACTGCATCAATATTTATGGTTGGTGTTGCTGATGAAGCTTCTGTACTTGATGCAACTAGGTCAATAATCGGATTTTCTGGGTCAGTATTATCTACTCTTGATCCAGTTACTGAATCGACCGGCGTTCCTGTATAGTTTACGATTGGATTTTCTGGATCTGTAGAATCTACTGTAATATCTGTTCCTCCTACGACTGAGTCTACCGCTTCTACTACAGGATTGAACGGATCTGTATTATCAACCGTTGCGCCTGTAACTGATTGAACTCCAAGTGGTGTTCCACCAGATGCTTGAACAATAGTTTGCATACTTCTTTTAGTCATAGACCCAGAAGTTGAATCCGTTGTATCGACTGATATAGAAAATACGTCAGTAGCATTAAATGATTCGTTAATAGTAGTTATTGAATATTGACCAATTACTCCTGATGGAATAGTTATAGTGTGAGATGTATCAGTATTATTTTTTCTTAAAGTAATAACTGTATCTCCGTCAAGTGAGTTTGAGCTTGCAAAAAAGTTAATTCTCAATACAGAAACAGCTTCATTGAATACTTGTTCAACGACTGACTCTGTAGTTGAGTTATCTGATGTCATTCCAAAGTATTGAGTTTGTGCAGAACTTATTCCAGTTAAATCAACACTGTCATATGCCCTTGTGTCAACTCCTCCAGAAACTACTGCCGCTACTATAGGATTTTCTGGATCAGTATTGTCTACAGTAATATTTGCTCCAGCTTGAACTGAATCTACTTGCCCTCCAGAAGCTACACTGACAAGAGGGTCACCCGGGACTCCGCTACCTGTGATAGTTGAACCGTCAACATCTACTCCATTAAATTCAATAATAGGATTATTTGGATCAGTATCGTCGATACTAATTACACCTGTTCCGTCAACACTCAAGCTTACAACAACATCAACCCACAAGTAACCAGTCTCTGTAGGGTTAACTATAAGAGCTTTTCCTTCGTTTCCTGCTGTTAATGGTAGTTCAAATCGTGTTGACATAATATTATGATTTATCCTTAATAATAAATTCTAAGGCAGTGTTTATCTTTCCAAGGTTAACTTTTATTGTTCCTATATCATCTTGGATATGTGCAAGGTGATTTTCTTTAATTGTTTTAATGTCTCTAGCCACCTCCTTGTGTCCTGTCTCTAAGATTTCAATTCTTCCTTCAATGTTTTCACCTTTACTTCCTGTATCAGAAATCTTAGACCAGAAGACAGTGAGCATACTTATGATACCCCCTATACCTAGAACTATTGAGATGATTACTGATATATCCATATTATGAAACTATCCAGTTAGTACCGTTGTAAAATACCGGAACAACTACTGATCCTCCTCCTACAACTGTTGCTAAGAATGCTGGTGTATCTGCATCTACTACATAAGCAGTGTTTCCTATTGTTCCAGCAGGTAATGTTGCTACTGTGTAAGCTCTTAATTTATTTGCATCTACCCATGAGATTTGTCCTGATCCGTTTGTTTCTAATATTTGTTTTGTAGTACCATCTCCTAAGGGAAAAGTATAACGGTCTGAATTGTAATCAATAGAAAAACCAGTTAGTTCTACTATTGCTTCTATGCTATCAGTACTATCTAAAACTTGCATCCTTGCAGAACCGTCTTGTGCTGTAATTTTTGTTTCATCATCTCCTGCGTCATATTTTAGTCTTGACTTATTGGTATCAACATCAACAGAAGCTGTATTCGTACCGTCTGCAAATTCTAGGACTGCTTGTGTTGCATTAAGACGTAGTTCTGCATCATCGGTTCCAGCTAGAAATCTAATTCGAGACTGAGTTGGACCAAGTTCCACTTTCGCATTAGCAGTAGAGCTAGAACGCTCAAGAACTGCAGCCTCACTAGAACCTCCTAATAACATATTAGCCATATAACCTTGTGTTATGTTTTCATATATCATCGAGTTATATTCTTTCAAAGTTTCTACATTACTAGAAATTTCATCAGTGCCTGACGTTCCACCAGTGATACTTTCATTTCCTATTACCACACCTTCTGGTACTACAAACAATCTAGTACTTTCTAACTCTAAATCATCAATGTAAAGTATTGCAGCCATCATGTCTGGTAGACCAAAAGCTGTTCCATCTCCAACAGTTATAAGCATTGCATCATCTGTTGAGTCTTTAATGTGTACTATTGCTGTACCTGCTATAGGTAAACCTCCTGGTTCAGCACCAAACCCTATTTCGTCTGTAAATCCTGGATTAAGATCTCCAGAGATATAAATACTTTGATCTGCATCATCAATAGTAATTTTCATATTGTTCCCACTTGCATCTGTATCTCCAAGTGAAAGTTTACCTACTTCATTGTCTATTGAAAAGTCAGGAGATGTTGCTGAGTCATACCGAAGTTCAACATCGTCTTGGTTTGTTCCTCCACTTCTAAATAGCATTTTTCCACCCTGTCCGTTTCTTCCTGCGCGCAAAAATCCATTAGCCCAAGCGTTTGATGTAGCTCTTAGTCCGCTATATCCTTTTTTAAGTTGTTTAGCATTATTTGTCCAAAAAGCAAGTTGGAGATTATTTTGAGAACCTGAAACTGATTGAGTAACGCTTGTTTCCTCTATATCAACATAAACAATATCGTCAGTACCGACTACTGGATCATCCGTGCTTTGTCCAAAAAGATTTCCTGATTGCGTTGAGCCTTGAACTGGAATAACTAACTGGTCAACAAATTCTTCTGTTTCATCAGAGTCGGTTGCTCGAGTTAGAACATATTCTACAAGAGGGCTACCCAATACAGACACTGTGTATACTCCGTTTTGGATAGGGTCAGCTTGGTTTTTAACTAAAAAGTTATCAGTCAAAGCCATTGCGACACCATCTACGTTTGGAAGTTCTCCGTTTGAAGAAGCGGTAAGTGTAGCTCCTACTCCGGCTGTTTCGTTTGCATAAGCTGGAGCATTTGCAAGTATTGCTGTTGTTGCAACTTTAACTGAAAGAGCATTACTTACGTCTGTTCCACCAGCCCAGTCCACACCTCCGATTCCGTCTGAAACAAGAGATTGACCTGAGTCACCGGAGATTGTTGGTAATGTAAACGCACTATTAATATTAAGTTCTGGAACTACAAGGGTTGAACCATCAAATGTAAAATCTGATGCTGTATCAAGTGGTCCTCGTACATCTGAACCGTTAAATAGGATACCGTTAACAACAGCAGAACCCATACCTGTTCCACCTTGAGGAACAGAAAGTTTTGTTGCTGCTATAGCTGGAGCAATAAACAATGCAAAGATTGATACTGTAGCTAATAATTGTTTTAAGAATTTTTTCATATTATGTATTGTAAAAAGCTAATAGTGTGCTTCCTCCGGTTGGAGCCGCAGAAAAAGTAATATTGAGTCCAGAAAGTACATAGTCGTTTGTTAGACCTTGTTGTTGAAGCATCCCGTTAAGATAAATTTGTAGAGATCCTGATGGTGAAGGTATTAAAGACAGGCTAAAGGCATCGTTCGTTCCATCTATTGTTCCTGCTGGTGTTTCTGCGTATACAGGATTATATGTACCTGATCCGCTTCCTGGTCGTGATCCAAAATAAGACATACTAAGATTTAATATTAATAGTTGATAAAAATTTCTTCAAATTACTAATCATTATATTTACTCGATCAGTATTTTTTTCGTTTACTTTTACAACATGACCAACTGTGTGTTCAAGTGCTCTAATCTGCATAATAAACTTTTCGTGCAGTGGTGTGAGTAATTCGATATCAGAAACTATGTCTTTTTTCTTTTCAATCAACAATTCAATTTCTTTTAACATAGGAGTAATTGTACTTTCGATTCCTGTCTTATGCTTAATAAGTTCTGCAAGGTCTCGAGAGACTAGCACTGACCGTTCTGACTCGTGTTCATCCATTAGTTCAACAGCTTTTATGTTTCCTTGAATTTTATTGTGTAGTTCTGAGTTTGAGTTAGCTAGACGTATATTTTCTTCTGTCAACTTGTCTTTTTCAACCTCTTTTTCTGAAATACTTTTAAGAATCTCGTCTCGCTGACCAGACCATGTTTTTACCATTGCGTCTTGTTCTGGGGTGAGTGGATTCATAATTAGTAGCGACGTGAGTGAGCACAACTTCCTTTGAAGTTAACAGCACCTGACAGATTTATAATAAAGTCTTCTCCTGGACGACACTTGAATCGAGGAACACCATCATGTCCTGGAATGTCATCTAGTGTAATTCCTTGGTCTGCTTGAAGTTCAAACTCAGCAAGGATTCGTGCTCCAGCTTGAATTTTAAGGGTTACAGCTCCTGCTGCAGATCCAATAATTTCGTGGATGTAAATATAGTACTCACTGTTTGTGTCTCCAGTAATTACTACGTTGTCTCCTGATGCTGCAATATCAACTGGAATACTTTCTATTTTTTCATGTACGTCTTGTATCATATATAGTTAATTGTTTAATGGATAATCTACCCGTCTCAATTCTTGAAATTATAGTTTTAATAGATTCACACCAATTTTTTTACAAAGACTTGTAAAATGTTCATAGCTTAATGATTTTTTAAGGTAATTACATTCTTTACAGCAAGGTAAACAATTTTCTTTTATATATCCAATATTATTATCTTTTCTGTCAACCCCTATGTTTTCAGATGAGTTACAATAATGGCATGTAAAATTTAAGAGTGAGATGAATGTGTCTTTTGTAAGATTGAAAATATATCCTCTTTTCTTTGCAGAATACTTATACTTATGGTATCTGTAAACTGGATTATTTTTTCTTTTTTCTAACTGTTTCCTTGAATAAGATCTAATCTTTTCAGGGTTTTTATCTCTCCATCTCTTTTGTTGTTTGCGAATCTTGTCCTTGTTTTTCTTTCGCCATTCAGATTTTAAGTCTCTAATTTTGTCCTTATTCTCATCTCTCCATTTTTTAGAGTAAGATTGAACCTTTTCTTTATTAGAGTCTCTCCATTTTTTAATAGACAAAAGTGTTTTTTTTGGTGTTTTCATATGTAGATATAATAACATATCCACTTATTAAACTATAATTTTCAAAGAACTGAGTGGAAAGACTATGAAGTCGCTTCGTCTCCAGCAGAGGCCATCCAACCGCGTAGGTCAGAAGCACCCATGATGCTTAGTGAGTTAAAGTTCATTACAAGGTCTTGGTTACCTAGAGCGTCGATTACTGCTGGCTCTGAACGAGTAGCAAGTGCTTCGATGTATAGGAATCCAAAATCTTCGCTTACCATGCTTTTACTTAGCATGAACCACATAACACCTGTAAGTCCAAGTGATCCGTAGTTAGCAAGTTCTAGAATTTCAAAACTATCAGTAGCAGGAGCGTTGTTGTAGATATTAGTTTGCTGTGGAGCAAGTCCTTTATCCAAAGTTCCTTTAATAGTTTTTGCTAATTGAGCTGCGTTTGATCCTTTTCGAACAACAAGGCAATCAAGTTCAGACATTAATGGCATACCACGTCCATCTTTCTTTAGCGCGTGTTGACGACGTGCTGCAAGCAATGAAGTATATGTGAATAATGGTGAAGGTGTTGCTCCATCAACGATTACGTTTGACCAAACTGGTCCTCCGTCTTCTCGTGGGTGAGATGTGTCCCAGAAAGATACTCCATCAGCTCCTAAAGTAGTAACTGGTGTTGGTGTACCAACTGCGTTGATTGGTGACCATGTAAATGTAGTTCCCCATCCGTTTGCCAAAAGAGCTTGACCAAAGTAATTCTTTGCGTGCTCGATTGAGTCCTTTCCTTCCAAAATCTTCTTTTTAACAGAATCTTTGATTTTCTTTCCTGCTGCTTCGAATAGGAAGAAGTTTGTTTGGAAAGTTAGACGTACTTTCTTAGTGAAGTGTAGTTGAGTATAGTTTTTTGAGAATCCTTGTAGTGGTGCATCAGATGCTCCGATACCACCATCAGTAATAATTTCTCCCATACCTAGACCAGTAACTCCAGTATCTGAATAGATACGTTCTCCGTGATCTACTTTGTGCATGTATTTAAGGTATTCTGCGTCTACCATAGGTGCAACTTTTGGTGAAATAGTCTTTCGGACATTGTTCACGATTATTGCATAGTCTTGTATTGTTCCCGGCATAATATTATATGATTAGATTAATAATTAAACAAACTTAACGATAATTTTCTTATCTGCTGCATCTCCGTAAGCTTCTTCTTGTTGAACAATACCGTTTGCATCATCAGAACCAGTGTTGTTTACAACTTTAGAATCAGTCAATACCATACGTTGTCCGTTGTGAGCTGCGTTAGAGTTGTTTGTTACGTCTACAATAAATAGATCGTTTGAAAAGATTTCAAGGTATGGAACCTGTGTTAATGCGTCTGTCGCAGAAATATCTTGGTTACATACTCCAATAACTTCTGAGCGAACAGTACTTGAATCTGCTGGTTGACATAGTCCACTAGCTGCTTTCTCAAGCAATTCACCTTTGTCAAGCACGATAGAAGCACCCTTATTGTAGGTGTCTAGTGATCGAGTTGCGTTTTTGATTGTGTTTTGTATAAACATAAAAGCGATATACTCGGTACACCGCCCAAATGTTTAGACACAACAGTTCCTAAAGTTCTCCGTCTGTAAGTTCAATAGCTTTATCACGATCCATTCCTGTTCCTACCAATTCTGCTATGTCAGTTTCTCTTTCTTCTGAAAAACCTTGTGCAGCTCTTGATCCTCCTGGAAATTGCATCTTATTTACAGCTTCTTGTACTTTTGAAGATTTTACGACTCTGTCCTCAAAAGATTCCTCTGGTCTTACCATGGCAGAATATGCCATATTAAGAACGCTTTTTAATTGTTCGGGTGATTTACCTTGCCAATTAAAATCTGAGTCAATAAAATCGAAGAATACTTCTCTGAAATCCTCATCTTGCAACTGTTTATGGCTTGAAACAAAGTCATCTACAGTTTCTTTAATTCGGACTTGGTTGAATTTTTCTGTAATCCCTTCTTCAATTAACTCTTGAGTGGTCTTTTGAGTAGTCTCACCATTAGGTGATGTACTTTCGTTGTTAGAGTTTTCATTTCTATTAATGTTGAGCTTCTTAATATCCTCACGGATATTTGTCATACTCTCGGTTATTTGACTTTTCTCATCTGTATTTTTCGCTGCCTTGCGCAAGTGCACAAGCTTTGCTAGTTCTACGCGCTTTTCGTAAATAGAATCTGACTCATCTTTCCCTTTGTTTGGAGTTTTGAATCCAGTTTCATCTACTTCTGGCTGAGTTTCGTCTTCGGACTCCGTTTCTGGAGTAGCTTCCCGGTTAGTAGAGCTTTCTGCACCTTCTTCTGATTCTTCTTCTGATTCTTTACCAGTAGCTTCTTCGTCAGTTTTTGCAGTTTCTTGATGACTAGTGTCATCTTCTTCGGCCGGACGACTATTGACTTCTTTAACTTGGTTCTCAATCATCTTATCAAGTTCTTTGTCTTCGTTAGTCTCATCGTTTGGTGTTGGTTTTATATCCATAGTATGCAACCCTTATCGTAGGGAGGAACGTGTTACTAGTTATTAATATTATACGACTTTTGATCCACTAATGCAACTGTGGATTATTTTGTGTAGTTAAGATTCTTTGCAATTCGTTTTAATTTAGACGTAAGAGTATCAGCGTCGATTGATCCCTCCATAATAAACGACATTGCGTGTACTTGACATTCACCTGTTACAGAATCTTCTTCTGCTCCAAGTTCAGTAACGTGAGTTAAAGGAACTATTACTGTGTAAACTTCTTTTCGTCCTTCTTTGTAAAACAAGAACTCATGTTTTGCAGCAAACACTTTGTGGAATGTATCAAGTAGGTCATCTTCTTCAACAGGTGTTCCCATTTTTTTAATAACGTGAGGTGCTGGTTCTACCGCTTCCGCTCCGTGTGCTGTGTATGTATAGTTTCCAAAAGGAACTAATGCTCCTGAGCTTGCTACAAATGACAATACTTTCTTAGATTCTTTCTTTGGAGTAGTTTCTTTTACTTTTGTTTTTGTTGTTGTTTTCTTTGCCATATTTTATTTATAGTGACCGACTATAACGGGATCTTATTTTTTTAATTCTAACTTGTTGTACGATTTGTAAAACTTTTGTACAAACTCATCCATCTCTGGTTGAAGTTTCTTTTTTGTTTCTTCAATAAATTCTTTCGTCAAGGTAACTACTTCTGAGTTATCTTTAATTTTTGCAATCTTGTAAACTTCTTCCAAGATGGCAAATTCGACTGGGTAAGGATGAAAGTAATTCATACTTATGGTGTCTCCTTTCTTTTTATCTTCATCAAGCACTCCATTAAGAGTTCTCTCAACTTGAACAATGTTTACTTTGTCTGTTTCAACAAACATTGGTGCAAGTACTTGTGAATTTACATTCATTGCTACGATGTCAATAAGTTCGTCTGTGCTTATTTCAAAAGACCCATCTTCCTTTGCTGTAAATCTCACTTTTTTTTCTCGAATAGCATCCGGTGAATACTTTACTTCTACAGTATAATTTTTTGCCTCGTGCTTTGTTCCTGTTTTTTGCTCTTTTTTATTTGACATTGAATTTTCCTTTTTTAATATTTTCTAAACTTTCTATAAATCTAGCGTGCATTAATTGCTCCGCTTCAAAAGTTGCAATATTTACAACTGTTCTGTGTGCGTTTTCTTCGTCTATAAGACGATCAAAAAACGAGCAACAATCTTTTAAGATTTTTACTGCAGTTTGTGCATGTTTACTTGATGCAAAATCTATTTGTTTTTGTTTGTCAATTTCTATTTCTGCCATAATTAATATTTATTACAATCCCGTTGCTTTACTAGCTCGACCAACAGACGCATCAAACGCTGAGCCTAGTGGGGATTGTGGAGTTGGAACTTCTTCTGGAGCTTGTGGCTGTGTCGGATCTGTACCATCTGGCATTGTCGGGCCACCCCCTTGTCCTTGCATCATAGCTGGGTTCATCGGTGGTTGCATAGACATAATTTCGTCGTACTGCTGTTTCGGAATATAGTCAAATATGCTTTTCATCTGTGATTCAAGTAACTGCTCAAGTGCTTTTGTCTGTGACATTGCAAGAGCTGGATCCATCATTCGTGACTGATAGATTTGTGTAATAGAGTTTTGAATAACTGGAAAAATTGCCATGTAGTTTTGCTTTTCTATTTCTTTTGAAGGAAGAAGCATTGATGATGGGTCAATAACAAAGTCGATAGTTGGAGAGTTGTGTCCGTACCGGTCCATCTCTTTGAAAAGTCCTTTTGCAGAAATTGTTCGTGGATCAATATTATCCATAAGATTTCCTTCTTCATCAAAGTCAAAATCAACTCGCACTTTCGGAGAAGCAGCAAGTGCATATCCAGTAACTTCCTCAAGTTCATTTACAACTGGTCGAGATTCAATAAAGTAACCAGGATTCATTTTTGCAAACTTTGCAATATCTTCATCGGTGTCAAGTTGGAATATTTTTTCGTGTGGGTATGTTTGCTTAATCCAAGAAACGGTCATAAGTGCGTCAAGTTCAAGCCCTTGAACTACAGAGTTTCGTGGAGGTGTAAGTCGTTGGTATGCAGCTTCTTTCTGAATAACAGTTCCACCAAGTGTAGAGTCTGTTCCATTTCCTGCAACAATATTATTAATACCAGTATTTTCTTCGATGATAAGTTTTTGTTTATCAGCAAAACCAATTCCTCCTGATACGTTTCCAGTCGTTCTAACAACGTCAATATCTGTTCCTGGTGATTTAGGGTTTACAATATTTGGACCACGTTGATAGGTAGCAGTTCCGTTTTGAACTTGTGTTCCAAAAAGTAAAGGATAAATTTCAGCTTCAATTTGCTGTGCGTTCATAGAGGTAAGGTATGTGTATAGTGCTGTATTACCACGAATCATTTCATAGATACCAACTCCATACGGATCGTTCATGTCTCGCATGAAACATTGTGCAATAACAATAGAACCAAAACATTCATCATTAGGAACTTCACCATCATAAATTTCTAATTCACCACAGTGAATAATAAATCGGTTAGAAATAGGGTCTTCATAATAACCAATGGTTACATCAGTTAATGCTTTCTCTTGGTTTTCATCTTTAGCTTCTGCGCTCGATGAGCAGTAATTTAGTTTAGCTTCTGAACTTTTTGCTGATGGGTACATCTCGAAAAACTTCTCTTTATCAATATCTTTTTCGTAGTAAACTTCAAACTTAGAGAAGCTATCTCCGGCATTATAATTCTTTCCTACCCATGTTCGTTTTACGTCAAGAGGTTCACGGAAAATACCATCGAATAAAATCTTTGGTACTCCTTCGCGCTCAACTTGTACTCGTCTTGGATATGTTCGCCATGCTCCCCATCCGTAAGTCATAATATTTTGACCTGTAACCATAAGCATGTTTTTACCGTTTCCTAGTCGATCTTCCCATGTCTTTTTCCACAGGTCATATTGCGCTCGTGCAAAAATCTTGTCATCTGCAATAACAGTAGCGTCTGGAATTTTTCCAAATAAAATAGATGTAGCAGTAATAATCTTAGAAAAAGCAATAGGCTCCTGTGATACAGGAACTCCACTCTGGCTCTGGTTCTGATTCATTATTTTTTCAGGATATACGTTAAGGTCATATGCTCCAGACTCTGTTCGGGTGTAAGATACAAAAGATGAAAATCCCTTTGATTCATATATCTTTTGACCATATTGTACAGAAGTGTTCATTAAGTTTTTATCAATCTCAAGTGCTAGTTCGTCAAATCGTTTTCGGTACTTCGACTCCTTCATTTCTTTCTTCTTTTTTATTGCATAAGTAACACCCGTACTTTTTTCAAAGGCTTTGTTCTTATCGTAAGTTGTTTCCTCTTTTTTCTTTTTTGCCATATATGTTTTTAATTATACAACGTATTAATAATAAAATAAAGCTTAATTTTCACCAAAGATATAAGACATCATACTTGCTTGCTGTGGAGTGTCGTCCATAATCTGTTTTCCACGTTCTTGCAGTACTGCGTATCCAACTGATGCAGCCATAATAATGTCATCATGCTTCCCTGCCATAGCTTCGGCTTTTCCTTTTTCGTTACGAACAAATGTAAGCATTTCCTGTAGTAAAGGTTTTGCAAAACCACCGTCCAGCCTCAAGAATACAGCTCGTAATGCCGCAAGCATAAATGGGCGAGTAGAGCTTGTTGTTTTCCATCCGAAATATTTTGTAATATTTTTTGTAATATCATCAAGAATCTTTCTGTAATAAATATTAACATATCCTTTCTTATCAAGCGCGTCGTTTACCCACAGTCCATCTTTATTTACTTCCACTGCAAGTAACGCACCGTTGAAATAATATCCAAGATCGTAGAGTACGTTAGCAAATTCATCTGGTGGAACTTGTGATGAATAAACTCCGGCACACTTTTCTGTAGCCACATTAATTATGTAACCAACCTGTGCATCTCCATGCGCGAGTCCTTCCGAAGTATCACCTCCAATAATATATTTAACACCCTTTTGAGGTTCCTCATAAAGTGTAAGACTTCCTCCACTTACTTGTTGGAATATTGTTTTACCAGATTCGTCTCGATGGACTTCACCTCGGGTTCCTTGTTTCGCTGATGCAAGCATCTGAACAACACGAGTCGTTGAGTAATACATCTGTCCTGATGTAACGAACGCTTCCTCTGCTGTCGTTGGATACTCTTGTCTCAGTGATTGAACATTTCTCTCGAGCTGTAACCATTTCATGTAGTAGTAAGTTATCTGACGATCTGTCAGATCGTGCTCTTTTTGATATTCCGTCCAATCAACTTCACCTTCATCCATTTCCTCTGTAAGAATACATTCGTCAATCTTCTTCATTTCCATTTCATCCCACGTCCAGTTGTAAAAATGCGGTAGGAATTTAACACGAGAAAGAGTTGGTGTAACCTTTTCTCTTGTCAGCCAGTTAGCTTGGAACATATCGTAAAACGACCCACCCATACCTTCGGCTGTAGATTCGATAAATATAAATCCGTCCATAGGAACCGCAGGAAATGTACCAGTGATAACCTCTTGCGCTCGCTGTGGGAACATCACACATAACTTCGCGTACTCTGAAATGTGAACCAAGTGGAACGTACCTGAACGCCCTGAAATATCAACAGCGAGACTCGATGTTGATCCAGCTTCTTCACCCCAGTCGATAACGATCTGAATTTTTTTCGCCGAGTTTCTTTGAACCCTAAACATAGCGTCCTTCAACTCCGTAACCATGTTACGAATACCGAAGTCGATCTTACGGTCGAAGATCTCTTTCGCATCACCAAGCTTGTGCGCAATAATCAGTCCTTCCTTGTTCGCTTCAAAGAGAATCTCGTCAAGAATATAAAGGTCGATAAAGGTTGTGAAACCTAACTGTCGTGACTTCAAGATAATATGCCTATGATAAGGCTTTGGAATCATTAAGTAATTGTCAAAAAAGTGCCTCTGCGCTCCGTTCATATTAAAAACTTCCTTCTTCCCATCTTTTGTAATAATCCAATATAGATTATCCATCCTCCATCTCTTATCGAAACGAAGGTCGGGATTTTTAGATAAGTCTTCAAGGACTTTTTCATGTTGCTCTTTTTGTTTGAGTGTTGACATAATTAATTAAAGTATATCATGTATATTAAATATATAAAGTAATAGGGCACTTAGTACCCTATTAAATAGTGTAGCCAGTATCTCTCCAATCTGAAACAATAATGTTCCATTCTTTGATAGTTGTAACTTGTCGGTATGTTTCATCAAAGAGAACGTTATAACCATCTTCGGTTTCTTCGAGAGAAATTCCACATCCTACTATGAGGCACGTTTGGTCATAGACAACTAAATCGTCTTTGATTTTGTGCAGTTTCATATGGTGAGGTGTGTAACCGTGAGTTACTCCTTGATAGATACTTGCTTTTTTAATCAATAACAAACCAGATGTTCCACCTCTTACAGCAAACAGTTGATTTGCTTTAGGACGTTTGTTATCGTAG